TTACGCATTAGCGTGAGCCTCGTAAATAACTTCATCAATATTGTGTTCGTCAATTCCGACTAAATTTAAATTATCAACTTTCATAATTTTAGTCTTAGCAGTTGATCTATCTATTTCGCCAGATGTTAATTGACCTATAATAGTATCAACATTCTTCTCGGCTGACTCTTCAGCCCATTGTTTTACTTTTGACATAATATAATCTCCTTTTTTGTTGTTTTCATACTTAAATATAACATAATTTAGCGTATGAATCAAGCAAAAAATGGACAAATAATGTAGATAAATCAATGATTTAATAGGGTGCGACATTCTGTCATGCACCCTATAGTTGAATTTTATAGAATCACTCTATAATATTTATGATATTAGAAGGTTTTGTATTCTTCATTCCATCTAAATGCGTCTTTGACCACAGCATCCGTTAAACCTTTATACATTTTGTTTAGTTCTTTTTCTTTAACTGCAATTAAAAGTTTAGCGTCATCAGCGTGTAGGCCTTCTAGCATTTGAATAAACATGATTTCTTTTTTAGATTTAGAAAGTTTTTTATCAGCGCCTTCTACAAAATGCCATAGTCTTCTGGATTCTGTATATAGTGTTGTATGTTCAGTACCTGCTGGTGCGTCATTCTCTTTGTATGGTGGCGTACCCACTGGTAAATCCCATTTGATTTTAGGATCAAAAGCACCTTTCAGTATTTGTCTTAATGGTACTGAATCGTTCTCTCTTAATACGTCAATCTTCTTTGATTTGTCTTTAGCGTTGTTTACTTTGGTTAGAATTTCATGTAGTAATGGAGCAGATGAACCTGCTGTATCCATACCATGTAATTGTGATGATGTCATTGGCATAATGCCCTCCTCATGTTGTTATGTAAAGGGGTAAGTCTCCCTACCCCTATACATTTATTTATACTCGTGGAGTATTAGGCATTTTTATATGCGAACGGAGTCCCATATAATTTTTTGATACCAGCAGCGATAATCGCTTTTGTTGGTACACCCATTCTGTATGAAGTACCTTTAGCAGTTTGGTTCACATATATCATGTTACCCTCTGCTCTTAACGTATCAACAAGTGCTCTAGGTGATACTAGATCAAATTTGTTCCTTAGAGTTTTCCAAGTTACAGACTCACCTTTTGTTAAAAGGTTTAAAACTTTTTGTCTTTTTGACAAAGTTTTTCTGCCTCTAGTTTCAGTTTTTTTAGCTTTTGTTACAACTCTTAATGAGTCATTTGCGAATAATGATTTAAACATTCAATTCACTCCTTCTATTATGGCATTGATTAGAGTTACTAACTTTGCCAGCATTAGCAACTATCCCAAAGTGCTTTATGGAATTCTTAAAATTTTGTATAGTCAATAGTAATAGCATATGTGTCTTTACCTTCGCCTTTTGTTGTTACTGCTTTATCAACTCTTTCTTGTAAAGGGTGTTTCATATGTACAACCCTTAACAACATAGAGTTAATCGCCTCTAGCGTTAGTTTATAGTCACTTAAAAACGTTTTGTCTGTTATACTAATATTCTCATCTCTTAATATCAATAGCATTGACTCTGTTAACTGTTCAGATATTGCCTGTACATAAACCTTGTTATGTTGCAATCTCATCATCTCCTGTCGTTTAGCGTCTAATTCTTGTGCCTTTTGATTAGGTCTTTTCATAGGAATTTTAGGAAACAATATTACGTTATCAGGTGTATCTTTTTTATCTGTCATCATTTGTTCATAGGTTTCATTATGCCTTCAGGCCAAAATACTTCATCATTGAGTTTTTTGATAGCAATTGAATTACATACTACTATAGTTAGTAGTACTAAAAGTAAAACAGTATTTAATTTACGCATTATATTTTCTCACCTTTAAAGTTTACTAAACCTTTATCAGTAAAATATTCAACTAGTTCGTTATACCCACCGATATGTTTATCGTCTATTATAATTTGAGGCATAGTTCTTACTTGTTTACCTACGGCCTCGTAAAGTTGCTCGGGAGATGTAAAATCTTTACCGAACATCTTTTCTTTGTATTCAAAGCCTAGTGACTTTACAAGATGTTTAGACTTCTCGCAATAGACACAATTAGGCTTTGAGTATATTTCAATCTTACGACTCATTCGCAATAACCTCTACTTCATCATATGCCTTGTCAGCCATTTCTTTTAGTTTGAAAGCGTCAACAACAGTTTCAATAGAGTAGTTGTACATCTTATTGTACTCACCCATAGGTAATCTTAAACCAATCCATGATCTGTAGTATCCGTTCTTTGTTAGAGTCACCTCTTGTGCAAATACTTCATAACCTCTTACAGGCGTCTGTTTGATTATATTTACCAATGTAGTTTCTACATCTGTTACAACAGTTTTATTAGTATTCTTACCTAATTCTGTAGTAAATATTTTTGCTTTCTTATTCATCTCACCTTTTACTTTGTCAGCAAGTTCAGCTTTTGCAATCATCATACCTTTTTCAATTGCAAGTTCTAAATCTGGTGAAACACTCGTACCAACACCAAAGATACAAACTTTATCTTTGCCTTTGCCGAACGTTTTAGTACCACATTCTTTCTTCTCGTTATAATCTTTCATATACCAAGACGGTACTTTTAGGACTTGTTTGTCCTTCTCTTGTTTGATCTTATAAGTACTACTTGAACAATTTGCAAGTGTAACACCCATAAGGCCTATCATTATATATTTGAGTACTTTACTCATTCACCTTCTCCTTTACATTATTAAACACATTATATACTATATCCTTCGTTTTGTCAACAGCCTGTGTTTTATTAACTATTGATGTAAATGGATCCCATGCAAAAGCAAGGATAACCCATAAAATTGTAAGTGTCAGTAGACCTCTTATCATTTTTTTACCTCCCAATTACCATCTTTATCAAGGCAAACTTTGCCAGGTTTATGATAGGCATGTTTCGGCCTTTCATAATTTCTGCAATAGGCAGGTGTAAACATATCTCTATAGTAAAATTGAGCATATAACTCCCAATAACTAGGTCCGTCATATGCTTTTCTACCGTCAGCACACTCTACAACCTCTTGTTTAACAATCTCCCCATTGTCTAATTCTTTAATCTGTATCTTTATAAAACAATATTGATCTTTAATAGGTTGTATCTTATCATATTCAACCTTTGTAGTATTGTTTTCTAATGCCTCTAGTTTCTTCATTGTGTTTTCAAAACTATCTTCAGCATATACACTTGTAGCAAATAGTAATATAAAAAATAATCTAATCAACATACATCCATCTCCCATCAGGCATTTTACATACTTCATGCCATTGCATTTGTCTATAAGGATTACCATATAGTATCGAATCAAAGAATCTAGTGTTATCTAAATTCTGATCGTGTGTAGTTTCAACCATAGCACACTTGATAGGTCCTTTTAGATAGAAACCTGTAGTCTTAATAATACCATTACTGTTCGTTTTAGGATTTTGCCATGTAGTAAACCCTGGACTATTAGGTGCATTGTCTAAATGATCTACAAATGCCCTTGTCATAAGTTGATCGTCTGTTTCAGCACTCATAAAGTCAGCACCTTTAAATGAACCTGCGACAGCACACGTTGCCACAACAGCAGGATTATCACTTAAATATGTGTAACACGCTGTACCAGCAACAGCCGCTGTGGTGGATGCACCGATAGTGGACTGATTCATGCTGGTACAATTAGAGAGCAACAACAAACTAGTTAATAGATAAAACAGTTTTTTCATCTTCTTTATCTTTCAATTTTTTAGCGGCTTCTTTTTCTTTTTGTAGTTCGGTCATATCTTCAATTCTTTTATCATGTGTATATTCTGATAAAGTTTTGCCGAATATTGTTTTATAGAAATGATCTATAGGTACAGGAGCCGAGTAGGCAAGTATTAGATTATCAAAATTGATATCTAAATGTCTGTAAGATTTTGGGTGTGACTTTTTTGCGTCACGGTGTGATCTCAACACGTTGAGTCTATTTGTAAACACATTCTCATACGGTGGTTTACTTGTTGATTTTGCAATGTCTTTGTTTTTTGCAATCTTAAATTCATCAAATACTTGTTCTTTAGTCATCATAATGTAGTCCTTTTGTTAGTTTATGAGTTAATTCTATCATACAATTGTCTATTTGTCAAGCGTTAAAAACCCTTATAAATCATAGGGTTTTGTGTCATTAGCCACTATTTTACACGTGGATTGTATGTCATCTATAAGATGATTCACTTCAGCGTCACGCTCAGGCGTCTTTGGATGATTATACTTCAAGTTGTATAACTTATCTGCCTGAGCTTTGATACTATCAATCTTCTTACAAAAATCACTAATCTTGTGTAGCATTTTTCTTCCTAAACAAATTTAATATTGATTTTTTTGTATTTGTTAATTGGGTTTTACTATCTGCCCAACTCTTTGTTTGATACTCAACAATTTTGTTTTTCTCACTTGTCAACCAGTTACTTACTGGATTTGCACTTGCCATATTCATTGATACTAGTATTACTGTAACTAATAACGTAGCAAATAGCAATGATTTTTTCATATTCCACATTATGTCTTCCTTCCCATTGTTTTAAAATCAGCTTTATCAACTACTTGGTAGTTACCTTTATTATAGGCAATGCCGATCGTCTTGCCTTCAGGTAACTGTACTTTAGGTTTTGACTCTTTAGTACATGCACCAGATATTCTATCACTTGTAGGTATAGAATTTCTTTTTAGACCATTTATATCTAATGTATAGTCAGGTCTATTAAATCCTTTGAGAGTTCTGGTAAACGACTCTCTATTAATCTTTAACCATTTATCTTTTGTCATAATCAATATATTTTATAGTTCCTTCTACGTATCCGTATTTCTTATCTTTTACTTTAGGGTTTGTAAACATAGTGTTAGCGTCACCTGATTTGTAGCCATTCTTATGTGATAGTGTAATATGAGCAGCGCCTTTATCATGTCTTTTGATTCTATTATACTGTTTATCAAACATATTGTCAACCCATAATGCGTCAATGTGATTGTTTGCTCTGTAACCTTTGATAAACACACCTACTTTTTTACCTACAAGTTTAGAGTATTTGTTATAAACTTTCTTAATAGGTTTAAATGCAAGTGTAACGTGATCTGATACAAGTATATCTTTTGTAGCAAGTTTCTTTACAACGTTACAACTTTGTCTATCTAATTGTACTGCAAAATATCCGTTCACTATTTCCACCATTCATTCTCTTGTTCAATTGCAACATCAACATCTGATCCTTCTTTTGTTGATACAGATTTTATTTGAGCAAAATAGCACCAGTTAGACCCAAAGGTAACTGCACCTGTATATCCTAGATCAGTATCGTATTCTTTAGCATTTAATGAGGTATCATCTTCAGCAGCAATGTCTTCTTTTCTTACTGCGATACCGATGTTAACTATCTCACCAGTTCTACCTTTTTCGTCTGTTATCATATCTCCTAATTTAATTTGCATAGTGTCTCCTTTAGTTTAAGTTGTAAATATAATTTGGGTTAAGTTTTTTAGTCTTGTAATTCTTTGTAAAATCAGGATCAAAATCTTTTCTGAAACCTTGTCTACCATTAAACAATTGACCATAGTCGTTAAATAGATTGTCATCACCTGCAGCCGTTTCTGGACCGAATACATCTGCATATGTTTGATAGTACTCGTCTGGATATACTATCTCAATACCAGTAGCACCTGTGAAATTAGTAGCGTCTTCTCTATACTTTTTGTTAGCATAGGCTTTGAATTTAAGTAATTGTTTTCTATAGTATTTGATTTTCTCTATAGGTACATTTCTGTAGATAGTAGCTGAAGACCAGAAAGTATCATATTCTGTTTCAGGATCAACGTATTCTCTTTTGTAAATAATATTAAAACTTTTAAAGTATTCTTTTGTCATATATACACATAATATATCAGAAAATTACGTAATTGTCAAGCGTTAAAAACGTTGATTTTATTGACTTTTTAGGAATAATTATGAGAACAAAACGAGAACATCTATGATTCGTACCCATATTTTGCGATATAATATGAATCTACTATGTCTGTGACTGGATTATTGAGTTTAGATTGCTCAAATTCTTTGACTAGGTCAACGTTAGTATCTTTTACAAACTGCTCATACATTTTTAGCTTGTCTGCATTACCCTTGCCAGTAGCATTCTTCTTTATCTGACCTGGTACTATAGATTGAAATCGTTTATTGAGTTTATACAGTTTATGTTTGAGAGCACCCATATTCTCTGCTAGGTTGAATACAAGTCCTTTACTACCATATGAGTAGCCTTCTATAAAAATATTACCAATAGCAGTATCAATAACAGAAAGCGCCCAATCGGATATCTGATCGTGTCGTTGTTGTTCGGTGGTATAGGGTAGATGTAGTCTGCCATTTATTTTGCCATTACAAAAATTGCCTTCATATTTTTTTACGTTTGTAAGATAGTATATCCTACAATTATCTAATTTAAACTCACCTCTACATACACATATAGCAGGACTGCTTAAACTATAATCAATTCCAATCGTCTTCTTCTTCATTATCATGCTCAAAGATTGCGTCATCATCATCTATAGAAGTATCAGCACCACAAAATGCACACGTGGTAGGCTCATTGTCTTCATCTTTCCACTTGACCCAATAACTAACATCACAGTTAGGACAAGTTATTTGTACTTTGTTTATATTATCTGACATTCGTAATCCCTTATGTATCTTATTTTATCAAATAACTTTGCTTCTGCAACATCTCTCCATGCAACTGATAAAGCATTTTGAGTTTGCTCTGTAGCAGTTGTACCAGTTATCTGATAGTCGGCACACATTGTTGATAATACTTGAACATTATAACCTAACTTTGCCCAATTGATAGCTGATATAGGTTTATTTCTAAACACACAACCAGATGTATTTGTGCCACCTATTATGATATTATTTATTTCATAACCCATTTTTCTTACCTCTATTTTTATACTCTCAATAGTGCTACTATCACAATGTACAGTTTTCCATATGTGTCTGTTTTCTATTTTCATCATCTTTGCAACTTCTTCCGTACGTTTGTGTTTTTCAGGATTGTGATTAGAAATAATAATAAGAGGTTTTTCTCTTACAGGATTTAATAACCATGCTAATGTAGAATAACGTTGATTATTTGTGTGTTCACTACCTAACGCAGGATGTCCTTCAAAATCAATAAGTAATATAATTGTTGTAGGTTTTAAATCCATTTTATTACTTCTTCCGGTTCTGGTTTCATATCCATTTTTCTTTCTTCTTGTCCCATACGATTTCTACGATATAGTTTTGCTTTACCTATACTACCTAACAATACAACAGGATATTTTACCCAAGGTAAATCTGACCATGCTTTAAGATTAGAATATGGAAAACATGCTATTGTAGATGTATCTAAACCTTTTTCTAACGCAAAGGCTGATAAATTAGCCATAAACATACCTACTTCAGTTGCCGTTGTTCTTATCATTGATTCTACTTTTTTTGAATCTGTTTGTTCAAAATAGTCACCTTGATCTATAGACCTTTGATAGTAAGCATTTGGTTTACACACCCTTTGTGTAAAAACTAATAGATAAGGTGCTGAGCTTAAATGTTTAAAATAAGGATTGTATCCATCTTCCTTGTGATCTTTAATTTCTTTTTCATTTATTTGTTTTTTATTCATCATACTTTTTTGCCATATAGAGTGTTTTTCATTTACCTTGTCAGGACCTAACACATTACAATGATATGGCATAAAACTATTTTTAGATGGTGTAACTTTCCATGCTTTCCATAGTAAATCTTCAATCAATTTTTTTTCAGGTATGTTTTCTGTATCATACACAAAAACATGCTGTCTTCTATTTAATAAATTTAGGATCGGTTGTTGATTCATTATAGTTTAAATTTTTTAAATTGATCTTTAGTAACATCTTGTTTTACACCACCAATAACATAAGATTCAATTTCTGTTTCTTGTGGTGCATTTTGAAGTGATCTACTGTTGAACCAATGTATAGTCCATGGTAATGGATTCTGTGATGATGAGTGTTCATATTTTTGTTCTAAGCCTATCATTCTCATTCTTCTATTTGCTATATATTCAACATATTGATGTAACAGTTTTTCTGATAGTCCTATCATAGAACCTTTTTGAAATAGATAAGTTGCCCAATCTTTCTCTTGTTTTACAGCGTCATCATATATTTGATAGCATTCTTTTTGTGTATCTTTTATTACCTTATTCATAACCTTATCATTTTCTTTTGTAAGATATGCTTTGATTATTTGTTGTGACATTGCAAGGTGTTGTGATTCATCTCTAGCAATAAGAGATAATATTTTAGCAGAGCCTTCCATAAGTTTTAATTCACCAAATGCAAATGAACAAGCAAATGATACGTAAAATCTTAAACCTTCTAGTACGTTTACAGTTACTAACGCAAGCCATAATGCTTTCTTTAGTTCGTACATATCAACTGATTTAGGATCATTATGCCATTTGTAACCTAATGCGATTAGTTTGTCGTATGCTTCTGTAACTGCTTTTGATCTTTCTTCAATCTTCTTATCTTCAATAATAGTATCAAATACATCACTTGGTTGTGAGTATAGGTTTTTGATTATGTATGTATAACTTCTACTATGAATTGTTTCCATAAAGTCCCATGCTACTATGGCACCTTCTAATTCAGGATTAGTTACAAAAGGTAAAAATGCAAGGCATGGACCTCTACCTTGTACACTATCTAACATTGTTTGATACTTTAGATTAGATGTGAATATAAACTTTTGTGATTCAGACAGTTGAGCATAGTCGTTTCTATCTTTCTGTAAAGAAACTTCTTCAGGTCTCCAGAAGAAACCTAATTGTTGTTGAGTCAATTTATCAAATATAGGATACTTAAATGTATCATATCTTTGTACAGCAAGGTCTTCGCCAAAGAACAATGGTTGTTTTGTAGCGTCTAAATTCTGTTTCTTATTAAATACTGTCTTCATTTATATTGTACACGAGTCGCAATTCTCGTCCTCTTCTTTTGGTTTATCCTCAGGCACATTATCGTGGAACCCAATTGGATGAGTGGGTTCGTCTTCGTCTTTTTTACTATCATATGTGTTTTGATAATAAGAAGTCTTCCAACCTAATTTATATGTTGTCAATAAGTCTTGTGCCATTACTGATACAGGTACTTGACCTTCAGTATAGTTTTCAGGATTATATGACCAATTGCCTGATATGGCCTGGTCAAAATACTTTTGCATTACTGCAACGATATTTATATATCCTTCGTTCCCTTTCATGTCCCAAAGTAAAGTATAGAAGTTCTTTAGTTTAGAATATTCAGGTACTATTTGTTTTAATGGGCCTTTTTTAGACTTTTTAACAGACAAATAATCTCTAGGTGGTTCAATACCATTTGTCGCATTAGAAACTACACTAGAAGATTCACTAGGCATTTGTGCTGACAATGTACTATGTCTTAAACCATGTTCTTTTATTTCTTTTCTTAAATGTTCCCAATCGTAAGTATATTCTCTTTTAACTAACTCGTCAACATCTTTCTTATATGTATCAATAGGTAATATACCATCTGCATATTTTGTAGATTTAAATGCTGAACAAGGACCCTTTTCTTTTGCAAGGTCTAAACTAGCATGTAATAGATAATATTGAAATGCTTCTGTTAGTTTATCAACTTGTCGCCATGCAAGTTTCTGATCGTATTTGTAACCTTTCTTTGCAAGGTAATGAGCAAGACCAATGTAACCAATACCTAAACTTCTACGTGCCTTTGTAGATTTCTCAGCAGCGTCAATAGGATACTTTTGATGATCTATTATTTCATCTAAAGCTCTTACTGCTAAATCACACAATGGTTGTAGTTCATCACGTTTGTTTATCTTACCCACATTGATGGCAGATAAGATACATAAAGCAATCTCACCTTCACCATCAATATGTTGTATTGGAGTGGTTGGTAAAGTTATTTCCTGACATAGGTTTGACATGTAAATTCTATCTTTGAAAGATGAGTGGGTATTACAATGGTCAATATTCATAATATAGATACGGCCTGTTTCAGCACGTTCTTTCAATATATCAAAAAATAATTCTTGTGCGTTTACCTTCTTTTTAGTAACACTGGTTTTTCTTTCTGCTTTGATATATAAATCATCAAAGTCAGGTGTACCCCATGCGTCATATAACTCTGGTACTTCATGTGGTGAAAACAAAGTTATATCTTCGCTGTTGATAAACCTTTCGTAAAATAGTTTAGATAGTTGTATTGAGTAGTCTAGTTTTCTAACTCTATTATCTTCACTACCTTTATTGTTTTTAAGAACAATAATGTCACCTATTTCTTGGTGCCAAATTGGGAAGTGTACTGTTGCTGATCCGCCTCGTACTCCGTTTTGAGTACAGCACTTAACAGTTGCCTCAAATTTTTTAAGAAAAGGTATAACACCCGTATGTTGAACCTCGCCGCCTCTAATACGTGAGTTGATACCTCGGATCCTTCCTGCGTTAATTCCGATCCCAGCCCTTTGGGCAACATAACGCCCAACAGCCATGTCGCTACTAAAGATACTAGGTAAAGTATCATCAATGTCAACAAGGACACAAGAAGCATACTGCTTAAGAGGGGTACGGACACCAGCCATAACAGGCGTTGGGATATTAATCTTAAACGTTGATATAGCGTCATAATATTTTTTAACATAACTCATTCTCCTTTCTTTTGGATATTTAGCAAATAGTGTAGCCGCAATCATCATGTACATAAACTGTGGTGTTTCGTATACCACATTTGTACTTCTATCTTGTACAAGATATTTGTCAATGACTTGTCTTAATCCTGCATAGGTGAAATCATAATCTCTATTGTGATTTAACCAGTTCTCCATTCTATCAAAATCTTTTCTTTGATAGTTTGTAAATATTTCTTTGTCGTATAATTCTAAATCTACAACTTTTTTTACATGGTCATAAAAGTGTGGGTGATCCCATAACTTACCAATAACTTGTTTTCTTAAACTGTATAATAGTAATCTGGATGCTACGTATGTGTAATTAGGGTAATTTAAATCTATTAGATCAGCAGCTGACTTAACTAGTATCTGTTGAATATCGTCTGTAGTTATACCATCATAGAATTGTAAACCACTTTTCATTTCTACTTGTGATGATGAAACATTTGTGATGTCTTCACAAGCATACTCAACCATTTCATGTATCTTTTCAATGTTAAGAGGTTCTGTTCCTCTATTGTTTCTTTTTTTGACGCTTATTGACTCTTTACCTGTGACCATTATTCCCCCTTAACAACGTTTGTATGAATTTAATTTTGTAATTGCTGACAAACCTGAATAGGTATTGTCTGATATAATTTTTTGTACTTGTTCTTTTGTATTGCCGTTTACGATCATCTCGTTAATATCTTTTTCTTTCTGCCCTTCTGGCCATATTGTTATCATATAATTTTTATCTATCATTTTATACATTCTATCTATTATTTCTTTATTACGAGGTTCGTTGTCAAATATAAAGACAACATCTTTTTTATCAACAGGTAGTTGTAGATCAGCACCACCAGCCGCTAGACAATTATCAAGGAACAAACTATCTAAAGGACCTTCAACAATATATAATCTTCTATGTAGATTAATTCGTTCTAGGCCAAATATTTTTTGTTTGTTCTCCTGTAATTTTATTGTAAGATATTTAGGTTGTTCTTTACCAAATGCACGTCCTTGCAAAGCAAAGACTTCATTATCAACATCATAGAAAGGTATAACCAATCTAGGATGCT